CCCTGAAAAGGGTGTGGCCCTACAGGACCCCCCCATGGTATCCATGCTATGGACGGGAGTCTGTACCGGCGCGGGCGCAGGTGACATAACTCACCCTTTCCGCTTGTTGTGACCTTGGGAAAGTCACTAACGGTCTAGGTCTCGTCGATAGTTTAGGTCCATGGGCCCACTCATTTAGAGATAGCTTTGTGGTCAAAGCCACTGGCACTGAAATCATCAGGCCCGGGTACTGCAATTGCAGAGCTGGGAGACGACCTCACGGTCTGAACCTGCGTCAGTGGTCGGGCCACAAGGCTCAACCTCTTTATGAGTGGTTTCCTGTAGGGGAACCTTACCGAGCTAGTATCGGGGGCTCAACTTGTTGGGATCCCCACTAGTCCGTCCGGTGAGGAGCTGTCTTGGTTATGGCAGCCCCTGCACAAACAGGAGTAGACTAGTGTCCACTTATTCACCATCATGTCGAACTACTCCCGCAAACAGCGTAAACTGAAATCTCAAGACTTCAAGAATACACTGGCTTCGCGTTGGAGGCTCGTTCGCCGACTGGTGAACTGGGCGCGGAGCGAGTACTTTACTCCCTCTACCGGTGGACTTGACCGTTCCCTCGACTATTTCCTTGGGAGAGTCGAACGTGTTCTCTTCTCCAGGGGAGTTGAAGCGGTGGTTCCCTTTGTTAAGAGGGCCCGCTCATCTTTCCTCCAGTGAATTGCCACATCCGACAACCCCCAGGAAAATAGACGGTGGCGGCGCAAGGTCCGCGGGTACCTGGGTCGGCACGCGCCAGGAAAAGACCTGAAAACAGCTAACTCGAGGAATATCCTTCGAGCAGTGCTAACAGCTCTGATTACGACGCGGTGTCTAGTGTATCCAGCTTCTCTGAACGTCCAGTCCATCGTAAATGAACCCTATGGGTTCCCTTACGCGGGCTGGGTAAAGAACGTTCGGAAATTCTGGAGGCTACTAGGCTTTGGCCTACCAAGCCCCGTTAAGGACCTTGATCGTTCTAGGTGGATGAAGTATCACATCTCGACCAAGTCCGGTCCGAATGGCCCTGCCATGTGGTCAGCTCTCGCTGACCTAGCGGCCCTACCTGGGTCGCTGGTAGAGTCCATTCGGGCGGTTGGGGGGTCGGAACTCCATGGTAACATGGAGGTCCTTCTCCGGAATCTGACGCACCTTGGGCGTTTCTTCCCTATTAAGGGAGATCGCTTTAGGCGCCTTATCAGTATTTCTGATAAGGAGAAGCCGAGAACGGTGGCAACTCTGGACTATTGGTCCCAGACTTGTCTCCGTCCTCTGCACTTCTTCCTTTTCGGTGTACTGAAGAAGATTCCGCAGGATGTGACATTCGACCAAGGGTCTTTCCTCGATAAAGTCTCGAAGTGAGAGTGCACTGAGTACTTCTCTATCGATCTAAAAGATGCGACAGATAGGTTCCCAATGACTCTCATTCGGGAAGTTCTCGAGGGCGGATTTACCAAGGAGTTTGTCTCCCATTGGGCCAACATCATGGTCGGATACCCCTTTGACTCTGTCAAAGGCAAGGTGTCCTACCGTGCTGGTAACCCAATGGGTGCCTACTCCTCTTGGGCTTCTTTCGCGGTCGCCCACCACTTTGTGGTGTTCGACTGCTGTGAGGAGCTCGGTATCTCCTGGAAGACCGCTCAGTATGTTATCCTAGGTGATGACGTGCTAATCGGTGATTCCCGGCTAGCCGCTGCTTATCGGTCAAGGATCTACTCCCTTGGAGTGGAGGTCTCGATTGAGAAAACCCTGGTGTCTTGCGACACCCTGGAGTTCGCCAAACGATACATCCACAAGGGGGAGGAGATCACCCCGTTTCCCCTCTCGGCCGTGGTTGATACTTACAAGAGTATTCCTCTTGTAGTGTCAGCCCTGGTTGGAGAGGAGAGGCGGGACCTTGTCCCTAAGTGTGGGATCCCTGGTGCGGTGGAGAGTCTATATCGGTATCTGGGCCATTCCCGCGCTGACCAGCGTCGGGTACTAGCCCAGGCTACTGATATTGAGCTATCAGTTCGGTTCTCGAACGGCTCTCTGACTGCCGGAGAGTTTCTTTCGAAACTCCTCGGGGGTCAGTCTGCCTGTCTTCAAGTAACCGGCCAAACGGTTGATGAGACTGCTCGTCTCGTCATCCGGAAGGCCGTCGAACTGATGTTCGCAGACTCTCTTTCTAACCCGAAACTGGACCTGGGTCGACTTGCCGTCGACCTTGTGGAACGGTTTACTGGGTCGGATCACCGCTTTGCCGAGGACGGCTTCTCCCTGATCTACGCTCTTCCCTTCCTAGGCTGTTATGGCCAGGTAGAGGAGATGTACATCAGGGCCCTGAAGGATTACCGCCTTCATCTGGAGGAACCAGATGACTCTCTTACGAGAGCCCTCTGTATCCCCCTTAATGAAAAGGCGTTCGCAGTTCCTGTAAAGGATCTGCGGATGGTCCTTCAGGGGAGGTTTGCCGCCACCGTACAGAAGGTGGCCTCTGACCTCCTTGGTTACCAGCTCCCTGCTGGTTTCTCAAAGAGGCAGAGATCACCCTCTGGTCGAGGGTAGGTCGAGCCCACCCCGAGTCCGCGGGACTAGCATCCCCGTGGACTCCCCCCCAGGGAAATCTCTCAGGGTGACCTGAGAGTGGGGCCTGGGGGGCCACTCCCGTCTCC